ATGGAAGCCGCCGCCGTGGTCTGAGCCACTACGAGCAACGGATCGCCCTTGGAAGTTCCGTAGAAGAGACCCGGTCCGCCGTACGATGTCTCCACTTTCTGCGTGATCGCAGTAACGGTGTACAGACAGTTGTCAGCCGCATCCAGTTTCGGGAACATCCACACGCTCGCCCCCGCTACCACGCTCGCCTGGAGGATGGTGTTGAGAGTGACGTACATGCTGGAAGCATTGGTTCCCTCAAGAGCCTGATACTTGCCGTTCTGAAGAGCGACAACAATGTAGGCCCCCGAAGCAAACGTGTAGGCCGCGAACAGCGAACTTGAGGATAGCAGCATCGCCGCCGCCCCCGAAGCTATGTTGGTCGCCCCGACCGTCCCCCGCCCTACCACCTGGCAGAAGTTAACCTTCGACCCGACGCCGGTCGTAGTGTAAGCGAACCCTGTCACAGCCACCCGGTAACCCGGGAGAGGCTCGATCAACTGGATACAAGAGTCGGTCGCGGACCCCGCTACCTTGTACCCTTTCTGAAATACCTGTTGTAGATGAGTATTCGCACCCATGTTTCAACTCCTTACCCCGAACCCGAACAGAACTCGTGCTATTAAGCCGAGTTTACGTCAGGGGTCGTCCCACCAACGGTGCTCCAACCCCCGCGTTCATCACGAAGATGCAGTCTTGAGAACAGAGAAAGCCCCGGGTACGGCAGTCAGGAATCCCTGGCGCAGCCGGCACCTCAGGAAGATACGGTCATACTGCATGGCCGCTTCCGTCTGGTCGAAGATTCTGAACTCGAAGCCCACCCTGTCTCCGTGCAGGATGCGGCTCGGATTCCCGAAAACGATGAACGGTGTGGCGGCAGCGGTGTCCGCGATCGCGGGCATCGCATCGCACTCGGTGAACGGATACCCGAGCAGCGATCCCGGCCGGCCCTCGGTGGCCCGACGGACGATGTAGTCGCCCATGTCGTTCTTCACGTTGCACAGGTAGTCAAGCACCGTGGGATGCATGATGAACCGTGCGCCCTGCCGCTTGGACTGCGTGGTCAGCGCCGCGATCAGCAAGTTCAGATCGTCCGGGATGACCCCGACAAAACTCGTCCGGCCCAGCGCCATCGTCACCGTATTGATCGATGCCGCCCTCATCACGCCCGTGCATGGTGCGGCGTTGGCAACCAGCGCCTGCGTGTCGAACTCTAGACCCCACGCCTCACCGAAGATGTCGCGGAAGTAGGCTCCCAGCGGCACCATCGAATCCTCGTTGAGTTCCTCGGTGATCGGCACGAACCCCGCGCACGTATACGCGGTCAGCGTCACGTAGGTGAAGGTGTACGTTGCCTGGGATTTCGCCGTCGCCTCGGTGGAAGGCCAGCGTAATGACAGCATCGTTGATTCGGCAGGCCACTGGATCGCACGGTTCGCCATCGGGACGTTCCGCACCAGCGGCATCATAGCCGAATTCGAGAGTGCCACCCGCATGACCTCACTTGCGTACAGCGTCGGCACAAGATACGACCCCGTGGTCGCATCACCCCGGAGAGGAGTCCCGATGTCGGACTTCATCTCCCAGTCGTCAGACTTCCAGTCTCCCGGAGCTACCTCCCTGTTCGGCTTGCATCCCAGTTTGGCAAGCTCCTGGCTCGCTGCCCGCACTCCCGAGTGCTCGTCGACCATGAGCTTGACGATCTTCCCGAAGTTGTATTCCTTCAGATGTTCAGGCTCGGTCTCCTTCCACTTGCCCTTGACGAAAGAGGTGATCTCGCCGAAAGCCTTATCGACTTTCACTGCGTCCTCCTCCACCTTCTTCTCAATGGCAACCTGCTTCTCGGATAGTGCTTTCTCGGCAGCCTCGCGCTCGGCGAGGTATGTACCAAGGGAGTCACCATCCTTAATCTCTTTGATGATCATGTATTCACTCCTTAGTGTATTTAGCCGGCATCAAGAGTTTGTCAAGAGCGCTCGGCGTCGAGCGGCTTCCCTTGAATAGTTCCTCGTAGAACTCCGGTTTCGTGGACTCGGGTTCGGCAACGCCGACCCTATCTATGAGTCCTTTTATCAAATCCTCGATATCGTCCAGCCGCAACGCCATGTCGGCGAGAACGCCGTCTGCGGCCTTCGTCACTGGTTCTTCAAGCACAACCTCTTCGGGTTCTGTTTCCTTTCTCATCTCGGCAAGCACCTCGATGATGTCCTTGATTTCCTTCTGCATCACAGCATGTTCAGGGTCCACCCACCCGTCCTGCTGCTTGTAGCCTTTGCCACGCACGCTCCACGCTCCATCATGTGCTGGAGGAGTGTCGATCGTGTCCCCGTTCACATCGCGCCGCAGGACCGCATTCGGGTTCGCCGGGATGTTCACGATGCTGAACTCGTACAGTTCCTGCTTGCGGTGGATCAGCCGCGCCTGCTCGCTCGGTTTCGTGCCTTTCCCATCATCAGACTGATCGACGATCTCCACCTTCACTGGACGGAACCCCACGCTGCCCGTATTGAGGATTCCTTCGCGGATTTTCTCCTTGATCATCCACGCGAACGGGTCCACCTCTTTCGAGGAGAACTTGATTCGCCCTGTGAGCAGACCGCGCTCCTTGTCCACCCCCGCATCCAGCGCCACACCAATCGCCGGGATGTTCGGATTGTGTCCCCAAAGCACCACAGGATTCTTCTTGTAGTTCTTCAGGTCCCAGCCCGTAGGATCGATGCGCTCCATGTCGCGGTCGAGCGTGTAGTCGCTCATCACCCACTCGAACAGTTCCTCCTCCTGCGCTTCCTTCGGCGCAGCCTTGAGCAGCGCGTCACCATACAGCACAATGCCGTCTGCCACGTTGCCTTCTTTGTCAGAGTTGGCCTTGAACCAAGCGACTATCTCGGTCATCTGCATTTCGTGCAGCGGCCCGTACTCGCCCGTGGCTCCCTTCGTTCTTACCAGTTGTACCATAGCCTCTCCTCCTGATGCAGCATTGATCAGTCCCCCTTCAACTCTGGTAGCGTTACGCATCTACAGTTGATTACGTTACCTGCCTCGCCGTCAGGGTCATTCGGGTACTTCAGCCCGTTGCTGAACTTATCGCCCACCTTCACCGTCTCACCATCGATGGCATGGTTGAAATCGCTGTCGGGTGGCTGACGCACAAACTCATCTCGCGCTGACAGCCATGAATGCCACTCAATGCCCTCGTACTTGTAGCCCGCGATACGGCTGTCATTCAACGCCCCGCCCAGTTCCGTGCGTGCGATGGTGTTCATGCGCGAGCGTGAGTCGTCATACGCCTGACGGATGTCATTGGCAATCTCATCTTCTGTTCTGCCATCACGTATTCCGTCTGCTATGCGCTTGCGTATCTTCTCCCGGATCGTCCCCGGAACTTCCGACAAGTGGCCTCTGTTCACCCGATCCTCAAGGTACTTCGATGCCTCTGTGTCCCAGATGTTGAAGTTCACACCCGTGCTCAAGCCCATCCCGTCGAACAACTGCTGCAAGTCATGGCCCTCCCCGTCCATGGCTGCTTTCAGGATAGGCTCCACGACTGTCTTGAGATCCGCTGTCTCGCGCGCCCAGAACGCCTCGTCCCCATCGCTCGCCTTCACGCTCTCTGCCGCCCCATCACGGAAGTACCGCTCCAGCAGCCGGCTTCTCTGCCTGAACAGCCACTTCACCAGCGCCTTGCGCAGCATGCCTTCCAGCGGCCCCCACCGCTTGCTCGCCATCCACCAGTACTTGTCCCGCCACGTGGAAGGCCATGCCGTGCGCCGTTTCAGGGCGGTTGATGCCTCAGGTTCACTGGGCGTTGCTTGGTTGAGCGCCCGTCCTACGGACGCACGGCCGGCCACATCTCCCCATGCGGTACGCAACCCCTCCTCGGTCAAAGGTTTATCAGGTTCCTCTATGGGCAGTTCATCGCCCGGCTCTTCGCCAGGTTGCTCTTCGGGCGGAGGCTCTTCACCCGTGGGAGGAACAAGCCCGGGCGGCACGGGTGCAGGCTCGGGTTCCTCATCCCAGTCCTCTCCGATGGGCTTCACGCTAATCGGTGCCCACCACACGTCGCCCCACGGTACAGGGTCCTTCCCCCTGCGTTCTCTCACCTCGTTGATCAGTATGAGCCCAGCAGCGACGTCCGCCCTATCCTGCTCACCGATCTTTGCGTCATCTTCCTGCAACTCGGGGATGTCCTCAACGTCAAACCCGCCCGTCAGACTTGTCAGGTTGAACCGCTGGAAGAAGTCGAT